CCTGAGCAATAGTAGCAGGCACGCTGATTGTAGAGCCGTCAAGCGGCAAGCCGCCTACAAACTCTCCACGAGGCAGCGAGCCGTCAACATACTGCACATCAATCTGCTCTACGGTTTCAGTTACTTTACGCACTGGCATTGATAGCCTCCACGCTAGAGATTTCCACAGTTGCGGTTACGGTCAGAAAGTCTGAATCCGCCCATTGGTCATTACCGATACTGGTGCCCGTCACGCTGGCTTGCGCCACCGCGTCAGTGCCATTAAGCGTCACACCGTCAATAAGACTATCACGCAGCCAAGTGCGCCACGCCATCAGGTCTTGATACTTGCGCCCCATATCAGCCTGAGGCTGCAGGTACACGGTAACCGCAAGGTTGAGCGTTACCTTCCTATTGGCAGCACCGTAGGTAACTGAATCCTCAGCTGGCACAATCACCACTGCTGGCACCACCGCAAGATTATCTGGCGGGTATGCGTGCACGGTGCGGAGCGCGTAGCCGGTAGGCGGTGTTGCCGCCCTTAGGTGCGCAGCGAGCGCATTGATAATGGTGACATCGTTAAAACTCACCGCGCCAATCCATCCCGCTTGCGGAATCCATCAAGCAACACCTGCGCTTCAGGATGCAGTGCGCGTGTCTGGCGCAAAATTCCGCCCAGCTCCTGCGAGCCAATCACTCCGAATGGACTTGTCCTTGATGACCACACAGCGCCTGCTTGAATAATGGCCGCCTGCTTGACTGCGCTTGGCACTGCAGGCCATCCGAATACGCCCGTTACCTTCACCCCAAGATAAACCGCAACAGGAAATGCCTTAGGTGCAGCGGTGCTGGTGTCAATCTCTGTGTATGCCCAGCCATCAAGCGCAGCGTTGCGCGGAGCAAGCACATAATCTGTTGCAGCCGTCCAGGTGGTTTCGTAAGTGCCGTCACCGTTATCATCAGTCTGCAGCTGGCTCACACTCACAATGTCATCAGTCAACACATATGACCAATCACCGGCGGTGTAGTAGCGCGTTTCTGATGCAGTGCCAAAGCCCTGCTTGCGGTCTGTGTAAAGGTCAATGAGCGCATCAGTTGCATCAAGCACAGACTGCAGCGCCGTATCGTCAGTGGTGTCAGCGGTGCCAATCCCAATAGCGCTCTTGAATTCTGCCAGCGTTGCGTAGCTCATTAAATACCCCCAACTTCAAGGACGGTTAAAATCTGCCCGTTACTCTCTGCGATAGCATACAGGGTCTGCCGTTCCATCAGCCTAATTGTAATGTGCTCACCCTTGCGCAGCACAAACCCATTAGCAAGCGTCAGGTTAGCAGCGCCAATCAGCACATCCTTAGAGTTATTTGCAAGCGCGTGCAGGTGCACTTCAGTGCCCGCAACATAGCCCTCACATACTGAGGCTGCAGCGGTGCCTACGCTCATTTGCCGGCTGCTTAAGTGTTGAATCATTTAGTGGCTTTCCCCAGCTTGCGGGCTGGCTTGGTGGCTATCTCCCTAGCCTCGTGGATAATCGCCGCCTCTCCGTCGCTCTGAGGGGCAAATGCGGGGGTTTTAGCAGGGGGTACGGGCTGTGCGTATCCGTGCGCGAATAGTGCAAGGGCTTCCTGCTCAGGCAGGTCAATCACCCCGCCGCGTGGCGGCCAGGCAACCCCGTTGCGTGTGCCTAGGATTCGCTCAAGCATTCGCACTAGCATTTAGTTTTCCTTTCTAAGACTTAGGGGCTGGGCTTTCGCCCAGCCCCTTTCGTCAATTGCTAATTGCTGCGTTCAGCAATTAGACATTCGCGCTCTTGTAGCTCTTGACAGCCGAAGCCTGAACAAGACCAGAAGCACCGCGAACTTCGCAGCGGTATGACACCAACCCAAGGTTGAATGCGTACTCACGCGAAACATCAATTCGCACGCCGCCAACAAGCGCCGTGTAAATCTGTCCAAGGTCACCAAACAGGATTGCTCCCGCGGTGTCATCGGTCAGGTCAATGAGTGCTGCAGAATAAACTGGCGCGCCCAAAAGGCGGTCAGCGTTATTTGCATCACCTGGGCGGAAGATTGGCTGCCCAGCAGTGTCAACCAAACCCGTGACAACACCAAGCGTGGTGTCATTCATCAACCAACCAGCCTTAGGCGCTCGTCGGTAGACTTGGTTCACGCTGGCCTTCAGCTTCGCCAAATCGGTAAATGTAGGGTTCACCGAAACGGTGCCTGAACCCGTTGCGCCAATCGTTGCAGCTGCAGCAATCGCTGTGCCAGCAAACGCGCCGTGCGCAACCGCAACTTCCTGACCACACTTATCAGCAATCATTGCTGAAAGGTCAAAAGCCGCATCGTTAGCAAGCTCGTCGCTTACCTGGATGAGAGTGGCCCACTTAACTGGGCTTAGGTCAAGCTTTGAAAGCGTGCCGTCAGACTCAGTAATGGTGCCAGCTTCAGCCACGCTACCAGCGGTACCAAGAGCCGTGACACGCGGAATGCTCAGCGTGTTGCCGGTGCTTGCGCGGATAACCGTAACGATATCTGGGTTAAGGAATGGGTTGAACTGGCCCGCAATGACATTAACACGGTCAGCAATGGTGATTGGATTTCCAAGCCCCGTTGCCTTCGTAACATCGCGGTATTCAAACATTCGCGTGCCGCCGTTGCGAGCAAGAGCACGAAGCTCTGCGTTCTCATCAGCGTCAGACTTAGCAGCAGCCGGAGCAATCACAGCAGCAAACTCTGCACGGGCAGCGTCTGCAGCGGAGCGGGCTTCAGTTGCTTCCTTCTCGGAGCGAATCGCCTGGGCAACAGTTGCTGCCTCAGCGGTAAGCTTCTCAAAGCGAACCTGTGACTCACCTTCAAGGGCTTCGCCCTTTGAGGCAAGGTCGGTAACGATTGACTGCGCTTCAGTCAAAAGGCTTGCACGCTTCTCGTGCAGATTCCTAATATCAGACATTTTTAATCTCCTATTCTCTATGTTTTTTACTATTGTGCTCGCCTAGCGGGCTTACTCTGCAGCGGGCGCACCCAAAGGTGGCGGGGCTGCGGTAGCGGGGCTGTTAGAGCGTATCGTTTGCCAGGCGCTCAAGCAGCAACTTGGCAGCCGCAACGCTTGGGGTAATCCCCTTGCGCGGTGCCAACTTACTGCGTACCTGGTCAATTACCTCAAGGTCATCATCGCTGAGCGGTTGCGCAGCCTTGATTACCTCAAGCGTAGACATAAGGCGCTCAGCCTCAACACCGATTTTATCGGCGGAGAGCTTGCGCACAGCGGTGAGGCCAAGCGTTGCAGGGTAGGCAGGTGTCTGCCCAGCGCTCAACACGGAAACCTCAAATAGATTGACTTCACGAATGGTGCGCTTATCGCCAGCCCACTCATCGCCGCCCTTAGGCGTAGAGAAACCGAAGCTCATTCCCATAGCAGCGGCCTCGTGCGTCAACTTAGAAATAACACCGGCAGCATCAGGGTCAGCAGGGTCAAGCTTCGCCTCAACCCGCAAGCCGCGCTCATCCTCTTGGAGTGAGAGCCGCCCGCTTGCCGTGGTGGCAAGAGCGCGTGACTCATCGTGCCCAAACAGGAATGCAATCACCTTGCTGCCAGCGGCAGCGCGTGAGAGCGTGCGCTTGAATGCGCCTGGTGCAATCACCTCAGTGAATGGCAGCCCAGCGCTTGGTGTATCAAACAGAGCGGCATAGCCGCTGAAGGTCTTTTGCCCATCCTCAGTATCGGCAACGGTGAACTCACCCATTGGGAGGGCGCGGCGCTCAAACTCTTTCACATCAAACCTTTCATCATTAGCCAGCGTGTTTAGCACGCGGTCAGCCCATTCTAGAACTCTGTCAGCGCCGTCAGCCTGTGTTACCTCCACGCCCCACAGGTAACCGGCAACAGCTCCAGGGCCTGGAAACTCATCATTGGCAGCGTCACTATTGCGTGGCACGCCTTCCCAATCTCCGCGGTGGCGGAGAATCCAAGCGCGCATACGCGTAACTTTGTCATCTTCAACCTGACCGCTACGCAGCAGTTTGGCTTCAGCCACGGTTTCAGGCTGCAAGCCGTCACCAGCGTAGCCATTCTCAAAGTAAGTCAAGCCCTTGGCTGCAGCATCGCGGATAAACTCAGGCACATCAATCAGCACCCGTGCCTCATCGCCCTCATCGTCATTCCCGTCAGCATCGCCGCGCAGGATTTCCTCAGGGGTGTAGGCATCAATGCCCATACCCTCAGCGGCATCCCGTGCCTCTGGGTCATTGTCAATTACCAGCTCAATCTCATCGCCGTATTCCTCTTGCAATTTAGAGTATTTATATCCCTTAAAGGCCTCGTTAACGGCTGGGTTGCTCTCACCAAAATCCTGTAGGTAAATCTGCCCGTATGGCACTCCATTAGCGTCAAGCCATTCCTTGGTTTCGGCAAGCCGGTCAATGTTGCGGGCGCTCACCACAATCACCTCATCGGCATAATCCTGCACGCGGCTCTTGAGCCAATCAATCAGCGGCTGCCGTGGCGTATCGCCAGTGGTGGTAAGCGTGCCGTCAATGTCAGTGATTATGTAGCTCACGGCTGT